TTGACGCTCACCCACTCGCGCAGCTTCGTCTGCACATTCGTGGTAACTGCACCAATCCCCCCTGGGTAGTATCCAACCAAACTTGCATCAGTTTCCACGTTGGCAATGGTGATACTCACCACCACTTCCACGTTATCTGTGCCTGCCGGCGGAGCCTCACTGAACGTGAGCACCTTATCAACAACGGTGAATGTATCCTTGTTCTGATAACTGCCACTGATGAAGATGTCAATGAGTGCAGAAGTTGGAACACTAACATCAAGCGTAAAGACAGTCTGCGCGCCCGTTCCAGAAAAGCGCTGCACGTAGACTGTGCCTGGCAGGCCGCCCTCACCAATAGCAAGGAGTGCAGCTTCGATAGCCTGAATGCGTACATCTTGATTGTTGTTTTGTGTTTGCAGATTTGCATCGCCTGCAATGCGATTGACAATCTCAGCATCAAGATCATCTTGCACATCCTCAATCCTGCCATTAATGGAGGCTTTCAGGGTGCGAAATTCAAGGGCGGCAGACTCCACGGTGCGGGATTCAACCGGCTCCGTAGTCTGTGTGGCGTTCGGAATGTAAGTGGCCATGATTACCTCTATCAGGAAACATTACCCAGCAGGTGGCTGGAAATCAGCAGTTCTTTGAACGGACGGACATGCAACTCTTGAAATTGCTGTGCCATCTCTGTGAAGCCGGTGCGTGCAAAGACAATTCCTGCGCACCACGCGGCCAACTCGTCAGGATAGAGGTCAGCAATCCATGAACTGTATTGTGCCTCTGAGACTTGCGGATTCTGATAGTAGAATGCAGTGGCCACACCAGTGGGCTGCGCAAAATAGACGCGCAGAGTGTCACCGATCAGCGTGTAGATATGCGGGCGGCGATTGCCATCTTGATCAAACAGATCGTCAGCTTCCCGGAACTCGAGTTGCTCGACGGGAACGCCATTTGCTGCGTCGTTGCCATGAATCAGTTTCAGACTGCGCAGTCGAAGAAGCGTATTGCTGACGGAAGGGAAATCGTAGAACTGAGCAGTGCCGTTCACTGTATAGGTGAGAGCGCCGGATGCAAGATCACGCGGAAAAAAGTCAACGTGGTGAGCACGCAACGTCGCAGTTCTGATTGCCGCCTTGGTGACAGCCGGAATCTCAGGGCGACGAGTCTGCTCAACGACGAGACTCTCAAGTTCTGCAAAGGTTGTCATGCTCACCACTCCTTGCTGGTTACTCTTTGATGGTGCCGGCCGTGTCTGCGGCATCAGCCGCCGCGCGTTTGGTCAGCTCTTTTGCCGCTTCGACAGCCAGCGTCTTGGTAAAGATCATGCTGGTCGGCTTGTCTGCGACAGCTTCCAGCTCAGCAATGACTTCCGGATCGTCAGTGACGAACTGACCGCCAAGAAACTTGATCTCCAGACCGTCCGGCATGATGAAGTTCGCGCCGGGGATCATGTGATGAAACACGCGGGCATTCGGATTCTTGATAGCCTGCATGTTCGAGGCAACAACTTCGCCGCTGCGGATAGTAGCAGCTTGCGGTTTGTTGAGGGCGTGCGACGAATTGGTCATTCCAACAGCCATGATGATTTCTCCTAACTACGTTTGGAAACTACAGACAAAAAAGAAGGGGCGGGTTTGGCGCCCGCCCCTCCAGACTACTCCCGAGAGGGGGAGAGGAAACTACAGCTTACCCCGCGGCGGCAGCCGTGAAGTTGTACAGCACGCCGAAAGCAGCCGGGTTCTTGATGGTGCAGGTCAGCTCGGTGGTGAGTGTGCCGCCTTCAGCATCAACACCATTGTCGACCAGAGCACCAGCAGCGTTGTAGCCGGCATCACTGGTCTTGCGAAGATACGCCATCGAGAAGGCGTTCAGATCGCAGATGACTGCCATCTTGGCCCAAGTACTGGCGGCACCGTAGGCGTTGAACAGCGGATGCTCGATCATCTCGAAAGTACCGCGCGGAGTGCGAATCGTGTCGATCTGCAAGCCCCAAGCAGTTTCGTTCGTGGTGATCTGGTAGGTGGAGTTCAGACGCGCAATGTTGTGAATCACACGGCGCGCAGTTCCACCGACGAACATCGTGCGGATGTTGCCGCCCTTCGGATCGGTCACAGTTTCCAGCGTCTTGTCCAGAGCAGCTTCCAGCTGCGTCCAGTTGGTGGTGCTGCCAAGAGTGGTGACGTTGCCGGAAGCAGCCGCATTGATGCGCGGGATGATACCTTCCATGGTGTGGAACGGCTGGCCGTTGCGGGTGCCCATGAACTTCTGGCCAAAGAACAGAGCCTTCTCGATTGCCATGGCGTGCAGGGCGGCGCAGTCTTGCTTGCTTTCCGACACGTAGCCGGCACCGGCGATTTGCGGGATGGCAGCAGCAGTCTTGGTAACTGCCCACGAGTTGCGGAAGATCTGCGTGTTGTTGACGTAGCGCTCAGCGATGATTGCCACGGCTGACGGACGAACAGAACCTTCCTCGAAGGCGTTGCCAACAGTGCGCCACACGTCACCGTTGTTGACAGCAGCTGCGACCACGGTGCCAACAGCGCGAGTGATGGCGAGCGCGGTGCCGGAAGTCAGCGCCGTGACCAGCACGATTTCCGAAGTGCGCTCGTTCATCAGCAGATCGCCGGGAACGATGTTGTCATAGGCGGAGACCGTGATGCTGGTGTCACTAGACAGCGCAGTTGCAGACGAAGTGACCGAGGGAAAGATCATCGTCTTCGAGAAGTAGCCATGCTCGATGTTGCTGGCAGATTCATCCTTGAGCAGGCTGGTAAGGCCGAACAGGGGAGCAGTGCCGTTGGGCATCAGGCGGGTGATAGCCTGAGCAAACGACAGAGCATTCAGGTTTTGCGGCGCGGAGGCCGACGAGAGAAGACCAATTGCCATGGTGTGTGTTCCTTAAGAAAGATACGAGGAGAAGTCGGTTTCTTTGGGACGAGCTGCTTGCTCGGCGGCTTGGCGTTTCGGAGCAGAGAGCACATCTGCCATCTGCATGAAGTATTGCTCTGCTTGCTGTTGCACCGCTTCCGGTGAAAGCTGCGGGTTGGATTGTGCGATTTGCATCTTCACAGCACTCAACATAGGAGCGACTGCCGGGTGCTGCAATTGCTCAATGCTGGTATTTTGCGTCTTGAGCTGGTAATTCTTGATACGCGAATCCAGCGTGCCGTTCAGGCGTTCGGCAGCAGTACGACTGCCGTGCTCAACAAGGCCATGCGAGAGTTGCGCAGCAGCAGCAAACGCCTCGCGGGCCGCCGCGTTGATGGCGTCGGAGAATGCTTGGGCATCACCGGAGATTGCACGTTGAATGGTTTCCTGTGGAATGCTAGCAGCGAAGTTTGCTTGTTCCACTTGTTGACGGAAAGCCGCCGGATCCAGCTGGCCGAGAATGGGATCAGCCAGCGTCGGAGTCTTCGGCGCATTGGGATCGACAGGTTTCGGCTTGAACATATCAGCGAAACTGTCCAGCGGATTCATGGGGCCGCCGGCCGGAGCTTGCGCAGGTTGGCCGGGCATGGTGGCCGGGTTGGCAGCAGGATTTGCCGGACCTTGCATCTGCGCAGAGACGGGGCCAGCAACAGGTTGTGCGGGCTGTTGTGCAGGTTGTTGTTGCTGGGCTGCTTGTTTGCCAAAGATGCCGGGAAGGAAAGCCATGATACGTACTCCTTAAGTTTGTAGTTGCCCGTTAGGGCTCTTCAGAGGTTTGCGAATTTACGATTTCGAATAGCAACTCTTGGTAAGCTGCTACGTGGTTCTTGAGCCGTTCAAGCTCAAGGATTGCCTTCACTTGTGATTTGGGATCGTCGTGATAGGGCAATTCTGCATTCACCACTGCCGTCGCATAGGCTTCAATTTTGTTTTGAAGATACGCAAGGAAGAGCGGTGAAACTCCAAGTGCCATCTTCTCATCTTCAGGAGACATGCGAAGTTTGAGAAAGATGCTGGAAGTGTCGGGTTGGATGCTGTGTGTCATCAGATGTGTTTCCAAGTTTTGCGCGCAATAATACTGTAAATAGCATACTGAGACACCCCAAACTCCGCAGCCAGCTCGCGCTGAGACTCTCGTGTGCGGGACCTGATCTCAAGAACTTGCTGCTCAGTCAGTTTTACAGATCCATGCGCCGTGCCAACAGCTCGCACATCGCTAGCCCTGCCACGCTCGTGCATATCCTGCACATTGTCTGCTTGGCTGCCAATAACTAGGTGCTCTGGATTTACGCAAAGCCTGTTATCACATGTGTGTCGTACAACCTGACCTTTAATGTCTGCCAGTTCCAGTCCACGATTTTGACAATATACCAGGCGGTGGTGTAAGACTTGGGCGCCGTCTACGTACGCTACTCCATAGCCATGAGTCCCAATAGCGTAGTTTGTATGAATGCACGAAGAAGTCATAATATTAGGTTCCCGGCTGATTAGAAATTGCAGCTTGCGGTTGCGCGTTTTCCGCTGCCATGGTTTGCTGCATGGTCTGTATGAATTGTTGCTGCTGCTCAGGACTTCGCTTGAAATCTTCCATCCAGTAGGCTCCGCGAAGCTTGAACCAGTACAGCATCATCCCCATGATATCGTACTCTGTCGCCATTGTTGGCATTGCTTGTGCGGTTTGCACGAACACAGTCAAGAGGTCGGCATTCATCAGCTTGTCTGCAGGCAAATTGCCATCTGTCATCTTGAATTCTAGCATCGCCTTCCGCAGTTCCACAGGATCCACATCCACCTGCGTGCGCTCATTCCTGTTGAGAATCGTGCCGGCAGTTTGGAATTGCAGAGTGTTCGCCTTGACAGTTTCCTTGACTGGCGTCATGAACTGATGCTCAATGGCAAGCGAACAGAGCTGTTGACGGGAACTGCTGTTCGACATTGTTTCCGTGAACTCAGTCTTCGTCTTGTTTCCAGGCTGGAACTGGCCCCTGTCTACCTTGTTCTGGCCGGTGGCCTGATCCGCCATTGCACTAATCATTTCAGACATCTGGATGTTCGTGCCACTGTTGTCTTCCCGGTAGGGGATCTGATAGACAGCACGAGCAATGGCGTTATCGTCTTTGCCAATGTTCGCATTTCGCAGAGGGATGCGAGATACGGAGGAGACAGGATCAATGTCCTTCTTGTCAATCAGGCGAGGATTGTAGACAAGGCGGTCAAAGATCAGGCGGCGCTTGCTTTCCAGACTGACGTTCCACAGCGCACTCGACATGTCTTGGAACGGCAGCGCGTTGTCAAGCATGGACTGAGTCTGATAGCCAAGGCCATCTTCATACGGCTGCATGATGAAGCAGGGAAGATTGTCGTATGCAACGTTGAGTTCTTCAACGAAGATGACAGCCTGCCAGTTCACAAGGATGGCATGATACATTTTCACTTGATTGCCCCGCGCCCCGAAATCGGAAGGAAGAGCTCGGCAATAGAAGTGTGTCAGGACGTAATGATCTTTATAGGAGAGCTTGCTGTTTGAGGAGTTTGCAAGGCCCATCCACTGGCCCCAGTTACTACCACCGATGTTGGTGGTGCTGAGATCGAGATACTTGTTGATCTCAGGGGTGTAGTAGGCCATGGCACTGGATTCATCTTGGCCACTTCCCGCAAACTGAGAGTTAAAGGCCTCTTTGGCGCTGGTGGTTTTGTCACTGTCGAGGATGGACAGGAGGCGCTTCAGCTGCACCCGGGAGATAACTTCATTCCATCCGAAGTATTCTCCTTCCGCGTGGAGGTCAGCAGGAGCAACTGTCATGTCCATGAAGCAGTTGTAAGGGTCGATGCGCTTGATGCAGTTGCCGCCGTAGCTGTATTCTTTAATGGCGGCGAGGCCGGCACTGGTGATGTTCGTGTCGGTGACAATGGACTTCAGTGGAGTCTTCTTCCAATAGACTACAGCTGCACCGAAATTGTACTTGAAACCATCCCGGAAAACCTTGAGCAGTTCACGGGGCCATCCATAGCGTACAGACTGATCGCCAACGGCAGTCTCAAATTGCATGGCGGCAGTCATGTTTTCAGGTGTGGAGACCACACCGAAGACTGGATGACTTGTCAGAAAGACGCCAGCTTGGTAGGCAACGGCGCTTTCAATCTGCGGCATCACGATCGGCACGGTGATATCTTGCAGTTTGCGCGCGTCCCCTTGCATGTTTGCCCGGACAGCCTTGATGTGTTCTGCAGTCGTGTTGAGTTGGCGCTGATATGCGCGATCTCGGTAGCGCAGCAGAGCACGGAAATCAGAAAGCGAAGTGCCGGCGCGCTCTGCACAGTCACGAGCATACGCAAGTAGTTCTTTACGCTGTTCGAGATTGAGCGTGTTGACAATTGAAATTACAGGGTTGGCCATGTGTTTGCTCCGCAGATTGGAATTTGTGGTTGGATTCAGAATGGTAAAGCTAGTGTATCGGAGTGACTGGCGTCTACAGGTTCCGAATCCACATCGAAAATGTTCTTGACAATGAACTCAGGATAATCTCGCATGACTTCTTCTACGTAGCCAAGAGGGTCAATGATGTCATCCTTGTTGTTGATTTTGAGTGGGTTCCACTCGGTAATCTGATGCAGGACCTGTGAGCGTATGGATGGGTGCAAGTAGATTTCTGCAGATAGTAGCCGGAGGAGTCCCCGCTTGATGCGGTTGTTTTTAGCTTGCCCTTTGGGAGAGAGCTCAACGAAGTAGAAGCCGGTGATTCCCTCTTGCTCACAATAGTGATCAAACCAGAAAAGCAGCGTAGACTGGTAGGCAACACCTTCTACAGCAATGAGGCGAGTATTGCGCTCCATGCCCATCTTGACCGCCGCGCGGATGGTCTCCAGAGGAGAGAATGTGTCAGTCAACAGCTGATCGAAGATCGGCTTACCATCACAGACACTGTAATGCTCAATGGTGCAATCGTCACCTTGCTTCTTTCCAGACGAGGGATCAATAAGGATGAAGGAACCTTCAGGATCAGCGTCCTCATAATAGGAGGGAAGTACTGGAATCTTGTTAATGTCTATACCAGAGGCAGAGGCAATGTCTGTAGAGTTCAGGATTTCAGAAATGAAGATTTCTGCATGGCCCATTTCCGCATCAGATTGGTATTCACTAAGGAGTTCTTCGACTGGGCGGAGTTCCTCCCACAGACTGGAGCCATCTGCAAGAATGCCACCTACAATGAATGATGTCCATTGGGTGTTATTTTTGAGTTTTTCAAGGATACAGTTTTGCGGATACATGTTACCTACGTAGATGTAGGTACACCCACTATTACTGCGAGCCTTCATGAGTGTGCCAAGGATCCATTTCAGGAGCTGATCACTGAGTTCCTTATTCTCAGAAGTTTCTCGCTTCTGCACGTCGTCCATGATGATAACGTCAGGTCGCTTGTTTTTACGGTTGATACCGCGAACTGCAGTTCCCGCACCGATGGCCCGTAGAATAATGTTGCGGCCGCGAAAATGGAAAACTTTGAGTGTCTGGGTGTCTACCTCTATGGCGTGTTGCCAATTGCCAAAGAGTTTTCGGATGTTGGCGCCGCCCAGAAGGTCGCAAATGTCCGAGAGTGTGTTGACTGCGAGATCCTCACTGGCCCCTACAATCAGGATAAATTGCTTACGTGAGAATAGAATGTACCAAAGGCACAAGAGCTTGATAAAGGTGGTTTTTGCAAATCCACGGGGAATGCCAATGGCAAATCGCTCCAGCTTATCCTTGCAGGCTGTGAGCATCCCAAAAAGTGCAATGTAAAACGGCGGAAAGGCTAGGGTGAATTCCTCCGGATCTGCAAGCATCCCAAGGAAGTTCAAGTCTTTTCGTGTTAGTTCTGCCGCCTCTTGTGAGGATGTTTGTAGTTCTGCTGTTTCGTTCATTGTATGCTCTCGCTTCGTTACGCTACCCGCTTGCCGGCGTTGGCGAGCCTATTTCAAACTGCACCTCCCCACAAGGCAACCTGTTTCACAGGCTCGCTGCGCTCGGCCTTGCTAGTGAGCCTCCGCAGTTCTCATATGGCTGCGCCCGCGGTCAAGGGGTGACGCTCCACTACGCTCCTAGTTTGCAGGATACAGTTACAGCCCGGAACCTGTCATAAGGGACCGCCGGGCGAGGCCTCTCCAGACAGCATGGCCATCAGCTTCTTGATGGTTTCCGCTTGACTATTAATTACGGAGAGTGCCTCCTCCATCATTTCCGCCATCTCCCCCTGCCCGGAGTCTGCTGGGCTTTCGCCAGGCTGCCCCATACCTGCAAGCTCCGGCCCAACTAGGCCAGTTTGTTCTTCCTGCGGTTCCCATGGACCGGCTGCGCCGGCAAGCGGGTAGCGTAACGAAGCGAGAGCATACAATGAAC